TGACTCATGGAATATTGCTGATACCGTTTTAAATACTCCCGGCAAACCCGGTGGTTCTAATAACGATATCAATGCCACCCGTCACATGGGCATGATTCCTAACGGATTCTATGTCAATAGACGGTTCACGGGAACGGACGATTGGTTTGTAAAGACCGATGTTCCTAATGGTACAAAGATGTTTGCACGTACTCCACTTCAGACAAAGATGGAGCCAGACTTTGACACTGGCAATCTTCGATTTAAGGCACGGGAACGGTATAGTTTCGGTGTCTCCGATTGGAGAGGCTGGCGTGGAAATGCTGGAAGCTAAGAGCAACTAATGTGAGGGGGATGATGCGTTAGCCATCCCCCTTACTATTAAGAGAGAGGAATTAGATATGAGTGCACGAAAGTTAGCAAAAGAAGCTGGAAAAAAGTTGGGAATAAAAGATCTCTCATCATTGATAGATCTAGACGATAAACATCTAAAAAAGATAACAAAGAAAAAAAATAAACGTGGTGGAACAGTATCTCGTAAAGGCGGTGGCAAGATAATGCAAGGCTACAAAGCTGGTGGTAAAGTGTAGGGAGATTAGATATGGCTGGTAAAGATAAACCTATTAAAAAATTACCTTTGATAACCTCACATACACATAGGCACTTAGATCCTCATGATTATGATTTAGCAACAGCTATATCAGAATTAACTGAGTCTGAAAGACGAGGACTTAAAGCTGCTACAGAAAATAAACGTAAAGGTGGATCTGTATCTCGTAAACGTGGTGGAGGATATGTTACACCAAAGAAGAATATAATAGATGATAATGCTTCTAAAAGATCTAGATTAAGATCTGAAAAAAGAAGAAAGAAAGCTATTCGTGCAGCAGCATCTAAAAAAGGTGGTGGAAAAATAATGCAAGGCTATAAAGCCGGTGGTAAAGTGTAGGGAGATTAGATATGGCAAAGAAAAGAGAGTGGGAAAAGAAAAAGAAACCTATGGGAGTGGAACCTTTTGATGTAAGGAAAGCAGAAGCCCATAGAAAAGGAGCAAGAGTTTATCGTGAAAATCCTGTAATGCATAATAAGTATACGGATATGTTTGAAAAGTGGTTACATAAAAAATTAGGAGGTACGGGAACTCCTCGAAAACCAAAAGTAGCAGGTTCTAAAGTAAAAACTACATCTACTCGTAAAAGAGCAAAAGGTGGCAAGATAATGCAAGGCTACAAAGCCGGTGGTAAAGTTTAATAAAGGAGAATAACATGGCTACAAATCTTACAGTTGCAATGGCAACAGTTGGAAGTGGCCCTTTAAAAAGGGTGGATACAGGAGCAACGGTAGGTGCTGATGGTACGACTACTCGTATTGTGGCTATACATGCCACGGCAACTGTATCGGGAATGATTGAAATAATAGGTGAGCAGCAGATCACAAATAAGACTGCACAGGGAACAGCTATCCGATTAGCTATTCAGGCAAACGGAGTAATTGATACATATTTAGGAGAAAATGGTGTGGCCGTATACGGTAAGGTAACGGTATCTGCACCAAGTGCTGGACCTGTAACTGCCATATTAGGATAGGCCCATGCCTAATTATTCATTCCTGAAAACAGATCTGATTAATACAGCAGAGAATGATTCGTCAGAATTTGCAGATCAGATCCCAAAGTTTGTGGAGAAGGCAGAAGATCGTCTGGTGAAAGAACTGGATGATCCCGGTCTGGATAACTTTGCCTCGTTCTCTTTTACTGCCAGTAATCCAACGGTAAGTTTACCTGTGGATACACTTGTCATAAGGAATGTAAATTTTAAAACAAGTGCTTCTTCCAACATTACCACCCTATTACAAAGAACATATGAATATGCCATAGATTACTGGCCTTATGCCAGCACATCTGTAGGCACTCCCCGTTACTATGCCCGTAAGAATAATACATCTATTTACATAGTACCAACTCCTGCATCAGCCGTAACAGGAGAAATCCAATATACTCGTAGACCTATTCCTTTATCATCAGCTACAGGAACAAGTGCAACAACATCTAATTACTTTAGTGAGTTTGCCTACAATGCATTATTTAATGCTTGCATGATAGAGTCTGCAAAATTTACAAAGAGCTGGACTATAGTACCAGCATGGGAAGGTAGCTATAAAAATTCAATTGATGCACTTAGAAATCAAGCTCGTAGAATGAGGCAGGATGATATGGAAACTCCACTAAATCCAGTGGGTGGTCCTAACCCTGTTATGCAAGGAGGACAATAATGGTTAGTCGAACTAATACTTCAAAAACAATTCGTAGACGTAGAGGTGGTCAATCTGATAAAGAGAGACTTACAGCAGAGAAAGCTATGACAGGTGAAATTGGAGCACATAAAAGAACTACTGTAGCCGAAATTAATCGTATGAAAAAAGATTGGGAACAAGTTCCCGGTACTGGAACAAGTCCCTATAATCCTCCTAAATGGAGGAAGAAGAAGAAGACGACAAAGAAAGTAGTCGATTCTAATGGAAAAGTTGATAGTAGGAGAACTAGAGGAGAAGCTGCTGCTGACAAAATTTTTAATACACAGAGAGCTAAGAAAGCTAGAGGAGATAGAGCTAGGGAAAAAGTTTATTCTGGACACGAACCAGCACAAGATCCTATTCCTGTTGATGTTCAAAAACTTGGTGACCCAGAAGGGTTAAAAGCTCATAAACTACAACAACATTTAAAGCAGCAAGGAGTAGATCCTAAAAAAGAAGAAGAACTACGTAAGTGGATTAAAGAACGTAGTATGGATGATCCTAATTTTGCAGCTAAAGCAGGTGGTAAAGTTTCCAAGTCAAAAGGTGGAACGATAAAGAAACGTAAAGGTGGAAAAGTAAAAACTAAGAAAACTTATGGTGGACATCACGGTAGTAAGTATGTTGCCAAACTATATGATTAGGAGAATATAATGGGACCACATACAATATTAAAAAATCCACCGGATCTTGAAAAGATCTGTGGAAAACCTACAGGACAGGGCTATGGTGCTGCTCGTAAAGGACCAGATGTTAAAGGGACTCCCCATGAAGAGGTAGTTAACTCTAACTATGACAAGGGTGAGACTTTTACCGTTGACCATAACAGTGTAAAGAATATACACGTAAGGTAAATTAATGTCTCGTAAAAGAATTGCTGACATTATTTTAAAAAAAATATTAGGTGAGACTTCTGATAAAAGTCTACGGCAAATAGCTCGTGGACAAGGATACAAGTCTATAGATGAATGGGTTGAAGGAGGAGCAGAAGGTTTAACTAAAGGACTAAAGAAAGAAGCAGAAATAGAAAGAAGGACAGCAGCAACAGAGACACGAGAAAGAAGAAGAGCACATGGTAAAAAAACAGATGATCCAGAATTTAAGGAAAAATTTGAAGAAACATATGTAGCACCTCAAAAAGAATTACGAGCACTAGAAGAAGCAGAACGAAAGGAAAGAACAGGTTTTAATCCTAATATTTTTATTAATACAAAATTAAAAAGTGATTTATTTAAAGCAAGAGAAGCTGCTTCTGCTTTAGAAAATCTACGAAGAACTGGACCTGCCAGACGAAATTTAACACAGTTTACTGAGAATCTTACTAATGAAAGAATAATTAAACAGGCTATAAGAGAAGGACACAGAAGTCCTGTAAAATGGGAAGAGGCTGGCCTTCCACCTTGGCCTGAAGAATTTCGTTCTCTTTCAGCTATAGCAAAAATTAGATTAGGATTTGGTGAGACTAAAGAAGGAATGGGAAAAGTACTTACTCCTAAACAACAAAGAACGTATGAGCAAGAACTACGAAGATTACAAAAGTTAAAAGAAGCTCCAAAAGATCCAAGACAGTTTAATATAGAAGAAGCTAGGGCAAGGGCTAGGAGAGAGATACAACGAGCAGGAGGTAGTCCCTCCTATACTAAGGGCAGCTCTACTGCTCCTGCTATTGGCACACAACGAGCTGATGAACTTGAGGTAGCTCGAAGACAACAAGCTGAAAGTGGTTTTGAATTTGATCCTCAAGATGTTAAGAAAACTGAATTAGATTATGTAGAAAAAACAGGGGATGATTTAGGTTTAGATTTTGAACCATCACCAGAAGTAGTACTTGCAGATCCTGATTTTAAACAAGCTAGAAGTGCTTGGAGCAGAGCAGCTACCCCACCTAGAATACAACGGGGAAGTGGAGTAGATATTCGTGGAAACCCTGTTGGAGAAGAATTAATTTGGTCACCGGGTCTGGAACGAACATATAGAGATAGACTTAAACAATTAGGAGTTAAAGAAAAAGATTTAACACCAGAAGAAATTAGAGGTGTTCAAGAAGAAGTTGCAGCTTTCTCAGCTAAAGAGGCTTTATATCCCGAAGTAGACTATATAACACCTCAATCATTATCAGGTAGTACAGATGTTACTGATAAACTTGGATTTACTTTAGCTGATATTAATAGAAGAATGAGATCATTAGATCCAGCAGAAGATGCTGAAGAATTATTAGAGTTAAGGGCAAGTAAAGAATCTTTAGAAAGAGAATTGCAGAAAAGATTTGGAGGAAAGCAATATGTTAAGGGTGGTGAGCCTACAGCCGGTTGGTTAGGTACAGATGTACCATTTAAAGGAGAAAGAGTAGCTGTTCCAACAATGGGTTCTCCTGCAAGTTCCATGCAACAGATATTACGAGGAGATGCTTTTACTAAATCAGATCCTGATATTAGAGATATAGCAGAAATACAACAAAGATATCCTTCTGATAGAGCACAACAGATTATTGAAAATATGAGAACAAACCCAGACATAGGAGTTCCAGCCGATAGATCTGGTGAAGAAGCTGCATTTAGAGCAGGAAGAGGTAGAAGAGCTGCTACTGATTTAGAAAAAGGATTAAAAGATCCAGCAGAGAATATTTCCTACGGTGCTCCAAGTACACGAGAAATAGCAGGAGAAGTTGGTAAACTTCCCTCTTATGATCCTAAAGTTATTTCAAGTTTACGAAGGAAAGCAACTAATTTAAGAAAGAAAAGAGAGGCTTTTAGAGATGAAGTTGCAACAATAGTAACAGATATAGGAACTTCACTACCTCAATTGGGAAGACAAGATCGTGCAAGATCAGCAGCCAGAATAGCTGACTTTGAAGAAGCAAGAGAATTAGCATGGGAAGAGGTTCGTAAAAATCCTAAGTATAAAAAGTATTTAAAAGATAGGCTTAAATTAATAGAAGAAATTAATGATAAAACTCCTCAATTAATGCAGTTTGATTCTTTTGAAAAACCACGAAGAAAATTAGTAGACTCGTTTAAAAAGGGACGTAAGATTGTTAATAGGAAAAAAGGTGGCATTATCAAGAAACCCAGAGGTTGGGGTATTGCCAGATATGCAGGAAGATAGGAGATTATTATGGTAGGAATGTACATTGTTAAAGGTGGAAAAAGGATTTTATCTAAACATAAAGATGACGCAGCCGAAAAACTTTTACGATCTGGAAAGGCTAAGACACCTGAAAAGGTTATGGAAGATCTAGATGCAGCTATACAAAAGTTGACAAAGCCGGGGAAAAAGGTTATTGTTAAATCAGGATCACGTA